CCTTTCTTGTCCATGCTTCGCTCATTTGATTTAGGGTTGAATAGAGCCGTACTTTTGAGAGGCTTTAATCCTATCAATCATAAGACGCTGTGCCGTTTTCTTGTCTTGCAGTTGCATTTGGTGTTGTGCTTTAGCCTGACGAATTTGAGCATCGTTCTGGAACTTCATTTGGTCAAGCTGAATCTTATTCATGGCAACCATTTGCTGTGGAGACTGTTGCCCCTGTCCGGCTTGCTGTTGAGCCTGTGCGTTCTCCTGTTCCTGCATTTGCTGGGCATACTTGTTAAGCTGATCCGCAATCTTCATAAGCTCGCTGGTCTGCTCATTCATGCTGTCATACTGCTCTGTGCGAGTAGGATCACCCTGCATATACTGCAAGTGCGTCAGAAGGTGGGGGATGATTGCTTGCATCGCCTGTGCAGCTTGTCTTGGGTCGGCCTTCTTGTCTTGAACTGCCTGTACCAATTGTCCGGCAAACTGAAGGTGGATGGTAAGGTGGGTGAAGTGGTTCTGATCTGGATCAATCATTACCTGACCACCTTGCTGAAGAGCATTGTTCTCCAGTGAAGAAATAGACAAGTCATTGCCGTCCGGCTTGGTTTCTTCTGGAATACCAAAGGTCTCAACCCCCGTCTGTCCCGCGATTGCGGCTATGTTAGCGTTAATGACCCGCTTGCGGTTTGACTCTGGGAGTTGAGGGAGATATTCGCTGATAAGCTCCATTGCTTGCATTCTGGCGGCAGAACTACCCTGACCAATAGATCGGGTTGCCCTGACTGAATCAATGCGAAGTAATGCAGCCGCCGGAACCCCGCGATCAATGCAACGCTCTTGGAATCGAAGTGCCTCCTTGCCCCCATGATCCTCTTCAATGAGGTTGGGGTTAGAAGCGCGACGATACACCTCGGAATAGTGAACATCAAGTGCTTGAAGGTAGATTTCTGCCCTAGTGTTGGTAAGGCGGCTCTTTTCTCCAATCTCTGCCTCTACTTCCTTATTTCCCTTCTTTCGACCACCTCCAGATACGGACGGCATAAAGCTGCCTGTATCGTCTGATTCCTGACCTTGGAAGAACTGCGCGGTCTGCATTGCGGCCCCAAGATTGGAGGACACATTTTGCTGAACCAGTTGAAGTCCAGGTGGTAAGATACGATAAGGGCCGATTTGAACAGTCTTAAGCTTCTCTGCGTCAGCAGCCGTACTTGGCTGGAACATTGTGCAGGAGCCAAGGATAACGCCTTCCATGAGGCTGTTAAGCATCCTGTTGTTTGCCTCGGCGTACTTATACACCTTCTGGCCCAGCCCTCTAACGCCATGATAAAACCCATTACCGACGCCATTTAGGAAGACCGTGAACGCTTCCGAAAACTTCTTGTATCTTCCGATTTTGCTGCAAAGGAATTCGGTAGAGTTGAGTCGATCAAAAATATAATGGGAAATGCGACCATCATACTCCTTAACGTAGAAATGAGCCACTTTGATAATTTTGCTTTTAGCATAAGAGTAGTACAGGGCGTTGTTTTTAAGCTCCCTCTGATACCATTCCCAAGGACGGCGTTGATCTTGCGTGTCAACGCGAGCATTCATTATTGCCTGTTTGCATTCCTCTACGTCCCATCCGCCTCTCTGTGCGGCCTCTTCATCCTCAATGTACGAATAAAGCTCCTCACAGTAAAGCTCATCTAGGACGTAGCAGAATTCCCAATTATCCCAATCCACCTTTGCTCCCTTTGGAACAACGAGCGACCAAGGCTCAATTGCTTTAGCCCTCCAATCGGTCTGATCGGGGAAATACATACAAGCCTGACCATGAATCACTAGCTCCTTGTGGCAAACTTGATGCTGTGCAAGGAAGTTGGGGTTAGATTTGGCTAGGAGCTTATGGAACTCTTCAGTGATAATGCGGCTCCACTCTTCCCTCTTACCCATGTCTTTGCCGTATTCGGTCTTAACTGTGGCGTATGTGCCTACGGAAGTAAGGATGTCAAAGTAAGGAATAACGGCAGATTCAATCTTGGCCTCTGCATGGCCCCAGTTAACATTGATGCGGTCTGCCTGACCCATCTCACGCAGTTGTTGTTCGTTATATGGGGCGTTACCATCAATAATGCCTTGTATTTGAGACCTTCGATAAGACGCAATCTGACGTCATCAATCAGAGTAAAAAGCATACTACGGGCCGACCCAGCGGATTCCACCCTAGTTCTAGGCGGTTTCTCGCCCACATTTGGGTCAATAAGTCCGTAAGTAATCATATATGCTGTTCAGATTTTGCTTTATTAAGGTCTTCGGTTTTTAGCCAGCACCAAGCTGGGCGAGCTTCGGTTGTCTCCGATTTCTCCCCAGAAAGCAATACTTTTCTATTGACATGGACGATAGCCTCGTTACGGCATCCGCATATCCCGCAGTTATGCAACGATTTGTCAGAAGGGGTTGATCTCCCTCCTTTAACTTGAGCTACCAGTGATGTTATTTTCTGCATAGCACCGCATCCACCGCAGAACCCAGCCGGAACATTTTGGTAGCACCTAGCGCATATTTCCGCCCTAGCGTTGGCTTCCTCTGTAGAAACAAACACTTCATCTCCTTTAATGGCATTTTTAGCCATAGTTAAAAGGCTAGTAACGCCCTTAATGATGTTTTCGGCAGATAACACAGAGACGGCTCCCCTTGTCGGAGTTCCGTCAGTCCACTCGCACCACCCAAGGGGGAGTTGAGAGCAAATCTGATCCTCTACAGCCGCCTCCCAATCTTTAGGTAAAGGAATGTTATTATCTTCGTAATGACGCTTAACTAGCTTCAATAGCCCCGCCATTGTATGCTCATTCTCCACCCTAAACCCAGTTTCGGGAACAGTGAATCTAAAGGAATGTGGCGGAACCACATCAAGTTTAACTAGCCTCTGGCGTATCATTTTCAAGTAATAGCTGCTCAATATCCTTCATTGCAAGGTGATACCCGTCCAAAAATGCCGTCCTCATATAATCCTCATGCCCATCTGAAGTTCCATGATTCTTGGAAAACGTGCGTACTCCCTTGGTTTTATACCAATCGTTAAATGCTTCTGTTGCTATTTTCATTTGTATTCCTCTTTTGTTTCGTCGTGCCAAGGTTCGTCCTCATCCATGTCGGGCAAGGGATTCTCGGAACTTGTTAATGACTCTACCAATAATTTCTCCTGTGTTGTCAACGGCTTCTTCAGATAGGTCTGGGAACCTAGCGTGAAGGATTTCGTGGCAAAGCACATCTTCAAGAGAGCGGCTTGATTTTCGGTTAATGATAATAGTGCGGGTTTCATACACACATAATCCGTCGTTGTAACTGCCGTTTGTTTTTTTGGTGTCTCCATATCCGTATTTCCATAGCCTATCATTAATTTTGATTTGTCCTATTTTTTCAAAGGTCATCGTCTTGCGGCAAGCATCATGTACACAAATATTGTGCTTAACACAACGCCTATAATTAGTTGTTGTTCTTGAGACATTGATCTATTAGGGATAGTTCTTTCTGGATGCACCAAAGAGCCTTCTGGAGATCCTGTACCTCCGTATCTTTGCTCTTTTTGCCAGCCCTAAAGATGTATTTGATTGCGTTACTCCGGCAGTAATTGAGGTGACTGATTACGTCAACCAACTCAATATTCGCTGGAGAATGATAGTGATTTGGTGAACTAACAGGATCATTTTCTCTCATCGTATTGCAAGGATCATGCCCTTCCTCCAGACTTGAAAACGACCACGATCATCCGTTCTGATTTCATAAGGGATATTACCAGCCTCCATGTCTTTAGAAACCGCTTTAATCATTTCATGGTTTTTCTTAATGGTCATGTCATATGGCCCAGCTAGATAAGCAAAGTTAGGTTCAACGTAGTATTCTTTTTGTAGTGTGGGGGCTTCTTTCATTTTGAGTTAATAAGTTTGTAGTGTGGTGTGAGCTTAATGCCGCCAACTTGGTGTTTAATTCTGAATTCCTTTCTTTCAACCATTTTGTCTCTAAAAGCAATATTTAATTTTCTCCTGACTGTTCTTTCCGGCACGTTCTCATCCAAGCCAATCTGAACTGCCGTTTTAAACCCGATTGGAACTTTGTCTTCCTTGCAAGTGACTGCTGTTGCGATTAGATCCGCCCATGAATTTGCGCTCATACTGGAAGCCTCCATTCATTGCCGTATTCAGAGCGCGAAATTAGCCACACAGCACTATCTTTTGGCCCCACCTCTCCATATACCATTCCTTGCCTCCAGCCCATTGTGGCCCTCCTATTCTTGGCATAATCCATCCCGCTGCGCTTGGTGAGAGTTCCAACGCAATACCCTGTGCTTTCCTTTATAGTCCTACCCTCTGCCATCTGGCTGCGATGCGTGTGGGCAAATACTACCGCCCCACCATACATCTCTGCCATGTCGCGAGCGGAGTTCTCGTTATAGATCGTGCCATGCGTGAAGGTCACGTTTCCAAGCATCCATTTCTGGAATACTCCAGCGTAAGGAATCCGGCGGCACTTGATCTTTACCATCCAATCATCAATATGCTGATCTATCGACTCCGCGCAGCACTGGATAATTGCGCTCCTGTGGCCCTTGTTGTGCTGAATGCGATCCTCATGGTTCCCATCCAGCGCGATTGTGGCTCCAAGATCCTTAAGGAACGATAGACCGCCATCAATGTCAGGACGAACTGGCTCGCGCTCATCGCTTGAACCAGCCGCCCCAGACCTCCATGCCGTTGTATCGCACCAATCCCCAAGGTGAATAATCTCCGTTGGCTTCCAAGCATCACGCATCTTATACACCGCTTCTAGGGCTGTAGGATCAGCGTACTTGCCGTGAGAGCATCCAACCGCCAGAAACCTTGTGTATTTCTGGCCTATGTTGAACAACTTTGGCTTCTTCATTTTGCCTCCTTTAATGTTACAAGCTCAAACTTGCTTGGGTCTTTCTTGCTTGGCGCAACTCCGGCGTCAACAATAGTTCCATCTTTTCCAAACTCCGTAGCGGCATTGAACAGCTTTTCATCAAAGGTCATGGCCTCAATGATTTTTCCGTTATCGCTGAACTCAACCGCATACAGCGTCCACTTCCTTGACGATCCTTCCTTGCTCTGTGCTGCAATCTTGGTGTTGGTTGGCAACACACCGCGCCACACCCCCGTCACGTTTCCGGCTGGCCTCACCTCTGGATTCTTATCCATTACCTTTGCAACCGATGGGCGAGGAGCCTCCTCCTTCTTGACGTTCAGATGCTCGTTGCCGTCCAAGTCATCTTCGCTGGCAATGCCCAATACCGCTGCAAGAGCATAACGACGGGCGTAAGTAATGGCTCCTCCAACGCCCTGTGGCGACAAATCCTTCAATGGAAGGAGGAGAGTGGTGGTAATTGAATGCCCATCCTTGTGAACAATCGTTGTCTCAACTCCGGCTGTTCCCTCCATGAACAATGGACTCTGCATTACTGCGAGGCCATGCTTGGCTAGGGTTGGTCGAGTTGCCTCAATGATCCCATCCAGAGGAGCGTACTTGCTCTTGAAGTATGGATTGCTTGCCGTCTTGGGAACATTCTGAAGCTCCCCGATTGCTGCCACAAGTGATGTGGTAAATGCTGCAACTGCTTTACTTGGTGTTTCGTTTTCCATTTGTTTTTTGTTGGTTGTTTTTATTGCTCGTCTTCCACGATCTCCACCTCATTGTCGATGTTGGAGATCAATTCGTCAAGATCATCGCGGATATTTACGATGAGTGCTTCAAGGCGATCCTTGAGGTCTTTGAGGTCGTTATATTCTTGGTTTGTTGGACTCATTATGCCTTAAAGCAGATGGTGATGAATGCGACGATGCCAATTGCGGCGGCAGTGATGCCTGTCCAGATGGCAATGTTGCAACGATGAGCAAGCTCAATCTGATTATGCTTAAGAACGTCAATTTCCTCCTCAAGATCAATCACGCTATGATTGGTGCTGACAATGCAAGCACGAATGCCATCAATCTCATTTGG